GCCGAGCGCCGCCTGGAGATCGTATAGCGACGGATCGCCCTCGGGTGCCAAGCCCGGCCGCGCCACGGGAGCCGGCGGCGCGGCGACCGGCGGGTCGCGGCCGACCAGCGCGCCGAGCAGCGTCCGCCACAGGCCCGGGCGGTCGGGCAGCGCGATCGGCGTCGGCACGGTGGTGACGGCCGGGATTGGCCCGGGCATCACGGCGGCCGGCGCCGCGGGCGTGGCAGGGGCCATCCGAGCCGCGACGTCGGGACTGACGTCGACGAGCGCGCGCAACACAGCCGCGACGCCGAGCTGGGTATCCCACGCGGTGACCGACCAAACGCCGTCGCGGACATACTTGCCGCGCTGCTGATGATTGGTCGCACCCCACACATACGGGCTGTTCACGCCCCGCGACACGTAGCCGAAGCCGTTGAACCGCTCGGCCTCGTAGAGCTGCCTGGCGATCGACCAATCGGTGATCTTCTGGAGGCTTTTGAGCCACAGCGCATCGATCGCAGCCTCTTCCCAGGACGAGAACGGTCCCCTGCCCTTCGGCACCAGCTTGGTCTTGCGGCCGCTGCCGATGATGCGCTCCCCATTGTGCAGGACCCCGCGAAAGTCGCCACCGCTCTCGCGATCGTGGATCGCGCCGATCCAGAACCACGGCACACCCGTGATGCGTTGCACCGTCTCGTACCGCGCCCGGTTTGCGACGATGCGCCGAGCAACCTTCTCGGCCGCCGCCCGTCGATCTGACTTGATGGACGCAGACGACCACATCGCGACGTAGCCCTGCCTCGCGGCCTCGAATGTCGGTGCCATGCTCGTGCTCCATCATGCCGGCGCGCGGCCGGCTCTCGTCGTGATCAGGTCGTGGTGAGGAAGTTCGCGGCGCTCTATTCGATCGCGCCGACGGCCGCGAACGCGGCGTCGGCCATCGTCACATCTCTGGTGCGAGCAGTTCCGCCGCGCGCGCCTCGCCGAACGCGCCGACAAATCCTGCCGCCAGAGCCGAGAACTCCGGCGCAGAATGATCCAGGATTGTGCTGTCGTCCCACAGCCGGCGTAGACGAGCAGGCGCAGCGGAGAGCTGCTGGTCGATGATCTCGGCCTCGGCCTCGGTCGCGCGCCGCCAGACGGTCGACTTGTAGAGCTTGGTCATGGAGGCCGCCGCCGGGGGAGCATAAGGGGTCGGGTTGTTACCCGCTGCGAGCCACTCGTCTACGGATTCGCGCGTCGGCACATCGTGGGGCGGCCACGGCCCGCTCGCGCTCGCCCCATGCGCGTAGACGATTGCCGCCGCCGTGCCGGCCTCATTCAACAACTCAATCGATGCTACTACCATCTCACAGTTCCGCGCTGAAATTCACGGCACCAGACTGGATCAGCGCAGTGGCGCCGACGCTCAACCCCGTAAACCCACCAATTGAGATGTCGGCCGACATATTGTTGTCGATATGTGAGCCATTTACTGCCGCGCTCGACGCGGTGACCGCAGTCATCCACGGTGGACTCTCCCCTTCGACCGAAGTCGCAACCAATGACACGGTCGGAGTTGCCCGCATTGGGACGGGGTGTTGGGCCATCACCACTATAGCTGTAGCACTGGCGGCATACCCCCAGAGACGGCCGGGCCGGTAAAAATACCGCAGGCACATAGCCAGTTCGATCCCGCCCGGGCGGCGCTCATAGGCCGTGGCGACAGAGCCAGGCTCGACCTGCACTCTCGTCAGAGTGCCAACCGAGAACTCGATCGTGGTGTTGGTGGCGGCCGCGAGGCTGCCCGTGGTGATCGGGCCGGACGTATAGGAGCCCGACGCGGCGCCCTGGTAGATCCGGGCCTGGGCCGAACCGGCCCACGAGGCCGTGTAGATGCCGCCCTCGAAAAATGTTCCCTCGATCACCTGACAGAGCGTGCCGCTGGTGATCGTAATTACAGTGTCGATGCCTGAGACGGCGAACGCGTATGTGCATCCTCCGGCGCCGGCTTTCCACCGATCGTGCCCGTAGGCGCCGGCCGCGAGCGTCACGGTGCCGCTCACTCCGCGCTGGTTGATGACGAATGGGCTGTTGATGATGCGGTTGCGGTTCGATAGCGGCGCGGCGAGCGCCATACCGTTGGCGCGCTGATAGATCACGCGCCAATTGCCGCTGGCGTCACTCCAAGCAATGGCGGCGTCTCCGGCGGCCGTGACGATGTTCGCCCCGGTCGGCAGTATCAGCGATGTCGCGTTGTGGGTGAGCGTCAACGCGCCCGCGAAGGTTACAAACCTGATCTTGTCCGTGCCGGTGCCCAGGCTGGTGATCGTGGTCGTGCCGGTGATGCGCACCCGCCAGGTGTTCGCCGCGCCGATGTCGCAGGTCGAGGCGGACGCCACGTCGGAGATCGCCTCGCCGGCCTCGGCCGCGACCTGCCACCTCTTGCCGGGCGCAGTGACGATGATCGTCTTCGTCCCCGCTCCGAACGTCACCCGCGATCCGCTGTTGCTAGAGTCGTAGATCGCGCCGCGGGTGATCGAGTTTGAACCGGCATTGTACGTCGCACGGCACAACTCGAACGCACCGGCTCCAAAGATCGCGACGTCCGTCTGGTCGCCATTGACGAAGCGATCGGCGAACTCGTTGTAGCTGCTGTCTGGCGCACCGATGAGCATGAGGTCGCCGGTGCCGGTCGTCGTCGTGCTTTCCTGCACGCGCTCCGGATATTTCAGAGCCATGGGTCGTCTCCGGGCAGCCGACAGGGTCCGCGCGAGCGGGTCGGCGTTGTCAGGTCGCGTTGAGCTTCGTCAGGCGCGCGGCGCGTCGATCGCCTGCGGGACATAGGACTCCACGCCGAGCGGCGGAGCACCGTTCATCTCGCGCATCGAATTGTGGAACCGTCGCACCTCGTTTGCCACCTTGTCGGCGCTGGCGCCGGACTGTCGCGCCTGAAGCGCCGCCTCGATCAGCAGCAGAGGCGTCCAGTTGTCGACGCAGTCGTGTCGATTCACCGGCTGGCCGTTGTTCGGGCTCGTTCCCTGGATCAGCATCCATCGGGTGCACTCGCCCGACGAGACGAGATCGCGGCACTTGCGCGCGAAGCCCGTGTGATGGCAGCCGACGTCCTTGTTCGGCAGGTCAACCATTTCCGGACTCCAGCGCGGCCAGACGGGCCTCCAGCGCGGCGTTCTGCGCCTCCAGGGCCGCGAGCCGTTCGGCCGCATCGACGCGCTCCTCGGCTTGAGCGGCGGCCGCCCGTTCGGCTTCGGCCTGGGCGGCAGCAAGGGCTGCGGCGTGCTCGTCGCGCGCCTTCTGCTCAGCCGCCTTGCGCTCGGCCGCCTCGATACGCCGGCCGGTCTCGGCGACGCGCGCCTCGGCCACGACGATCGCGTGTCGATCGACGTAGACCTGGAATCTGCCCAGATCGGCGATCGGCAGGTTTGCGTCCTGGACGCCACGGGCGTCCGGCTCAAACTCGATCCAGCCGCGGCCATCGGCCCATTGCACGGCGGAGATGTGCGTCGACAGATCGGACAGGTCGACGGTCGCCGAAACCCCGTCGACGATGACAATGCTGTCGGCGCGAACGATGGTGAGCTTCATGTCAGTCGATCTCCGCGATGATGCAGTCGACGTACTGGACGCGCATCTCGATCGGGTGATCGTGAGATGCACCGCCGCCGGCGTTTTGAATGCTGATCCCGGTTCCGCTGGCCCCGGTACGTGGCGCTGTAACGCCTTTGTTGAACGAAATGAATGTCGAGCTGCCGGCCGTGATACCAACATTCTGGTCATTGCTTCCTTGCTCAGAATGATCATGGCCGGGGTCTGATACACCATGCTGATGGCTGGCAAGTTGGGATGCGGTCAGTGTCCGCCCATCCGTCGCGGTCCGGCCGAACACGGTCGAGAACGGCGATGTGCCTCCGCTCCCGACGCTACCTGAGACGATCCGCAGCGCCTTGTCGTTGTGGGTCGTGAGCTTCGTCCATCCCACTGGAGGTGTGGTCTGCTGAAACAGCATCTTGGTACCGGACTCGAACGGCGGCACGTTCGCCCTGTGCCGCGCCCGCTCGTCGCTCGTGTAGGTCTGCGCCACATCGACGCGCGGCACGACCCGCGGGCGCACCGTCATGATGACTGTCTTGATGCCGGCCGGTAGGGTGACCTTCGTGGTGTTCACGGCGCCGTTGGCGTGCTTGGCGCGCTGCACAGCGGTCCGGGCGAGCGAGCCATCCGGGTTCAGCGTCGCGCGGAACGCCTCGCGCACCGCGCCATAACTCACTACGGCGTCGCAGGTGTCGCCGGGCGCCATAAAGTCCTCGAACGAGAAACTGCCCTGCATCGGGCCAAGCAGCACGAGATCGCTCGTGCCTGTTGTCTCCGTCGTCTCGCGGACACAGGGCTCGGCAATGTGAGCCATCAGAGGCGCTCCGTGAGTTGATAGGACTTCTTCCAGACGCCGTTGAACGGCTGCACGGGCGGGCTCTGATCGTCGAGCAGCCCCCACACCGTGTCACGGTCGAGTTCCGTGCTTGCCTGGTCGGTGATCACGAGGATGTCTCGGGACGTGCCGCACACCCGGTCGATGTCGTGTGCGATGCCCCAGCGATCGGACTCCGTCATCCAGTCGAACGACAGGTTGAGCGTGCGGACCCGGTCCTCTCGGTCGACGAAGGTGAGGCCGGCGGCGCTCTTCCGCTTGCGGCTCTGGTCGGCGTATCCGTAGGCCCAGCCGAACGCGAAGTTGTAGGCCGGCTTGGCCCGCCGCCCGACGATCAGCCGCCCCGCCATGACGGCATCGGCATCAGGCTCGCTCAGATCGACTCGCACCGCGACGGCGGAGACCGGCGTTTCGAGTAGCACCACCAGCGCGGAATATTCCTCGCGCACCGCGCCAACGGTCGCCATGGTGTCGTAGGCGTCACCCGCCGCGCCGGTTTGATCCGCGCTCGACAGGCGGACCCGCGTCGTCGCGGCAGACGTCATGGGAAGTTCTTCTCCGTCGACCATCTTGGCGCAGCGGAGCACGACCACGGTGTCGATGGTCTCCGCCGTCGGCCACGACGCGACGATGTAATCCGAGATGCCTCCCTCTCCCTGCCAGCGCCGGGTGGTGTGCGCGTCCTGCAGCATGGTCGGCGGCGCCGAGGGAATCCACGACGACGCCGTCACGGTCGCCTCGTCGGCGAGGTTCCGCCTCAGTAGGCAGGCTCCGGGCTCCACTTCATCGACCTCCCTCGACAGGGCGCCGCCGATCACAGCCGGCTGCGCGACGAGACCGCCAGCCATCCAAAGCGCCACCTCAACGTCCGCGACATCCCCGAACGCAGCGACCCCGAACGCGCCAAGACCAGACATCAGGCGAACACCGTCAGCTCGACACCGTCTCCGGACCCGCCGTCGGACCGCGACTCGCGCACCCTCACCACGGTGCAGAGCCGGCCCGCGTCCAGCCCGTAGCGATCGAATTCGACGCGCACCACCTCACCCGGCTCGTGGATGTATAGGCGCTCGGCGAGCGTGACCGCGTAGAGCTCGCGCGGCTCACCGAACAGCGCCAAGCGGCGCGCCGCCTCGGTGGCCGCGGCAGACTCATCGCGGAAATACCCGTCCACCACCATCTCCGCCCCCGGCGGGAACGTGAGACGAATGTTGTTGTCCTGCGCGGCCGCGTACCTGATCTCCGCCGCCAGATAGGCCCGGCGCGCCTCGGTCACGGCGCCCGCAAGGTCGGTGGTCTGCACCGTGTTGTTCCTTCCCCAACCGACCCGCACCCGCCACGGCGGCGGGCTGACGTCGCCCGGCAGCGCCACTCGCTGCGCGTCGGTGATGACCCGCTTGTCGTAGACGCCGGTCGGCACGCCGGCCGGCGCCTCGAACCGCCGGGCCTCGAACCGGCCGCGGCGGTTCGCCCCGCACCAGCCCCCGATCGCTGCCATCAGGCGCCCGACCGCGTCGCGCACGGTCTGGTCGTCACCGGCCGGGATCACGTAGCCAACCGGAGCAGGCTGCACGGCGTCCAGCCGGTCGAACGCCACCGGCACCAGGTCGCCGGGGTCAGAGAGCCCGCCGGCTGTGGTCAGCAGCCGCCGCACGATCGCGCCGGTGGTCTCGGCAAACGCGCCGTCGGTGGCGTCGCCTTGCACGTCCCACGTCACCTGACCGGTCTCGGCGCCGGACGCCACCGCGATGCGGGCCCAGCCGGCTGACAGGCATGTCGCGTACTTGCCGGCCGAGAGGGACGCGGCGTTCATGGCGGCGACGCTGGCGTGATCACTCGTCGGGGTGAGCGCGACGCCGCGCACATAGGCTGCCGTGACGGCGTGCATCGGCCCGTCGTTGAGCTGGTAGGCGAGCGACGAGGCAATCACCAGCGGGGCCGACACGTTGGGAGCGTGCCCGAATACCCTGGGCTTCCGCTTGCCCTTGAGGTCTTCCCCACCCTCGGTCCCGCCCGTGCCGGCATAGACGTTCGGCGACGCAGGCACGTCGAGGCGGTGGCCGGAGTCGCGCAGGCTAAATCGCACCTGGTCGCGATCCATGTTCATGTCGACCGTGTAGCCCTTGAGGATCACGCGCCACTCGGACAGCGGGCGACGCCGATCGCCCATCCTGATCTCGATCTCCTGACCGAGCGGAGACGAGTTCGACGCGAGGTCGTCGTAATCGCCCTCGACATTCGACACCGTCACCTCGCCGAGGCCGATCGTCACATCCTCGCCGATCCGCGCCGATCCGATGATACTGCGGTCGATCGAGAACGCGTCCTGAAGCGTTCCCTTGTAGAGCGTCAATGGCGGGTCGTCGCCGGCGCGGCTGATCAGTTCATGCGTCGCGGCGTGGACGCGCAACACCCAATCCAGCAACAGGGTCGACGTGCCGCCGAACGCGACGCGCATCTCCGGCGCCTCGCCGAGCGCCGACAGGCCAGGTGGATCGAAGCTCTCGAACATCAGCTCGCCAGCGTCCGCAACGTGATCTTCGCCGCCACCGAGAGCTCGGCCTCGCCGCGCTCGACCAGCGACACGAACCGCGTCGTCCCCACCCACGACACCGTCAGCTCGGCGTCCAACGCCACGGTGCCTTGCATCCGGCGGAACGCCCATCCGCCCAGCGTTGCCGGGCCGGCGACCAGGCCGCCGGTGAACACGTTCACGGCCGCGTCGATCGATGCTGCGATCTCGGCATCGCCGGCTGCGAGCGCCCCGGCGAGATCGCCGCCGACCAGTCCAACCCCGTCGATCGCCGCCGGGCCGGCGAGGAGCGTGCCCGTCGTCGCGAGCGAGACCTGGGCGGACGCCAAGTCGCCGAACGCCGCTACGCCGAAGGGTGCAAGGCCGAACACAGGATCAGACCGAGGCCGCGTAGGTCAGGGATTCGAGCGTGCAGGCCTGGCCGACCGCGATGTTGACGTTGCTCACCTCGATATCCCCGCCACCCCCGATGGCCGTGACCGAGCACGCGAGGGCAGCGACGCCGGCGCGGTCGATGATCTGGGCGTTGTCGACCACGCCGGTCGCAGTCGCGGTCGCCTCGATCGGAACTCCAGCCAGCGTGACCACGCCCGACGCGGCATCGCCGAAGGCTGGGTTGGCGAGCGCGAACTCGACGACGGTCGTGGTCGACGCGCGCAACCTCACCTTGGCCGAGCCAGACCCGGTGTTGATCCGCGCGTCGACTGCGTCGGCAAGCGCCGAGCGGAGCGCCGTGTCGTGGGTCACCGCCATGGTCAGCCCTCTCCGGTTTGAGCGATGCCGGCGGGCCGGCGCCCGCGAATTCGGCCGGACAGCACGACACGGCCCTCGGCGACGAGCTGCGCGACGAAGTCGGCATTGCGCAGCGTGACGGTGTAAGGGCCGAGTTCGCGCAGATAGCGGGCCACGATCGTGCCCTCGGCTTCGAAGTCGATCGGATCGGGACCGACGGGAGTGAACTGCGTTCCGACAGGAGGTGCTGGCATTAACGGAGCCTCGTGGTGAATTGCCCGATCTGTATCTGGAACGGCTCGCCCTGGACGACGATGCGGGTGGTCACAGGCGGACCGAACATGATCATGTTGCCGGCGCCGATCGTCGCCGAGTCCATGATCCCAATGGCGGAGATCTCGGGCCAGTCCTCGCCGGCCGGGCCGAACTCGATCAGCGCGCTGTTGGAAATGATGCCAGACGCCAGGACGACGTCACCGAGCAGTGCGGAGATCTCGACCCGCGCATAACCAGCTTGTGACAGCTCGCCGCTCAACAGACCCTCATCGGTCGGATCGGCCACGAACAACGCCATGTAGACGTTGACCGGAAACGCATAGGCGATACGACCGAGGAAATGATCGAGAATGACCTTGCGGCCGAATTTCGTGAAGTTCGCGCTCATGCTCAAACCCCCAGCGCAGTGATCGCCTGCCGAAGGTCGCGGTTGAGGCGAACTACCTCGCCACGGGTTTCGGCGACTTCGTTGTTCCCTTCGGCCTGAAGCCTCGCCACGGCGCCCTGCAACATCGCATTCTCGGCGCGCGCCGCCTGCAACTCCGCCTTCACCTCGGCGAGCTGCGTGGTGATGGCCTGGAGCACCCCAACCACGGCCGAGTTGTCGTTGACCGCGCCGCCGGTAGGCGGCGCCCAGATGGCTGTCGTCACGCCGGCGGTGCCGCCGGTGTTGACGGCAATCTGCCCTAGCAGGGAGACCATCGGGTCGAAGTAGTCTGAACCGAGCCGCTGAAGCTCCGTGACCTGCGGGTCCTGCGCCATGGCGAGGTTGGGCAGCGCGCCGAGCTGATCGGTCACGCGCTGCATCAGGTCGGCGTATTGCGCGGTCGGCCCATAGTAGCTGCGGGCCTGCTCCAACAGCGTCTGCGCCACGCCCGTGATGCCGGACTGCGCCGTGCGGTCGCCCGACAGCGCGAGATCGTATTGCGTCTGGAACTGGTTCCGGGCCGCCATCAGTTGTTCGGCCGGCGACAGCGCCGACAGGTTTCCGGTCGAGAGGCCCGACGTGAACGACGCGATCTGGCGGCGGAACGAGTCGTAATAGTCGGTCTGCTCCCGCATCGCGTCACGGACGATCCTGCCTCGCTCCGCAGCCTGTGCCCTCTCCAAGTCGACCAGCGCCTGACCGCCCCTCTCAATCTCCTGCTCACGCTCACGTAGCGCCGCGAGATCGAACTCGGCGAGCCTGCCGTAGATGGTTGAGGTGTCGAGTGTCGTGCGGTAGACGCGATCGAGATAGTCCTGACGACGCCGCGCAATCTCCTTCTCCTTCTCGGCCGCACGCCTCGCGAAGTCATCGATGATCGACATGCGTTCGGCCGCCAGCGCACGCTCCAGCTCGGCCATCGCCCCGGCGCCAGCCTCCTGCTCCTGCTGCCGCTGCCGCGCCGCATCGAGATCGAACCTCCGCAGAGCACCTTCCTGCGTCGACGTGTCGAGCCCGGCCGTGGCAGCGCGGAACTGATAGTCGGCAATTCGCCGCTGCCGCTCCTGCTCGCGCTGACGCGCCTCCTCCTCGCGTCGGCGCTCCTCCTCGTCGTTGCCTCCGAACAAGCTGCCGAGCAAGCTGGCTCCGACACCGAGCCCGATGCCGGCAAGCGCCCCAAGTGGACCCGCAGTCGTCGCACCCAACCCGAACATGCTGGCGAGGCCGCCGCCTAACAGTCCGCCTGTCTGTTGCCCGTTGGCTCCGACGCCTTGAAACAGCGAACCCATTAGGTTTTGAGTTCCGGCACGGATCATCGACGAGGAAAGCGACCGCAAGGCGCTCTCCAACACATCCGCCATGTCCCTGCCCTTAGCCAGGCCGTCAACCAACGCGAACGTGAAGTCTATCGCAGACTCCTTGAGGCTACGGAACGCCGGATTGAGTGAGATCAGCGCGCGGTTGTAGTCTTCTTGAGTGATCTTGCTGTCCTGCAAGGCGCGATCCAGCTCACGGACACGCAGAGCGTAACGATCTGTCTCTGTGGCGGCGTCTCCGAGATACCCAATGCGATCCCTAGCTCGGCTGATGTCCTCTGCAATCTGTAGATCGCGGACCTTTCTATTGTACTGTTCCTGAGTGATGATCGTCCCGCGAAGGGCTGCATTCACAGCCGCCATCTCAGCAGCATACCGCTCGGCGTAGCTCGCGGCCTCACCCATGACGCCGGCAGCCCTCGCCAATTCGTTCGCCTTCTCCTGCGCTCTCGCGTAGTCCATGATCCGCCGCACGTCGTCGTCGGTCAGCGGCAGCTTCGGGGAGTTGAGCCGAGCCTGCGCGATCTCCAGCTCCTTGGCCAGGACGCGCTCTTCGACCGTCGCGAGTTCGCCGAGCATCTGGATACGCTGCTGCTCCAGCGCCATCTGCTGACGCAGAGATGCTGGGTCAACAGACGATCCTGCCTTTCCAGCAATACGATCGAGTCCGGCCTGGAGCGGCGGGTTCGAGTAGTTTCCGAGCGAGCCAAACGCCTGATCGAACCTGTTCGGAGGACCGCCGCCGAGTTTTTGCGCGATCACGCCGGCTGGCAGATAGTTCAGGATAGCAGCGTTGATTGCCTTCAATGCCGGGCTCTGATTGAGCTGATCGAAGTAGTCGATGATGTCGAGAACTGTCGTGCGTGCACGAAGTCCGAAATTGGTCCACGCCCTGTTCCACGCTTCGTCGAACTCACGCGCTTTGGCGACAAGATTGTCATTGGCTGCGCCGCCGAATGCGACAGCCTCCTCCTTGGCCCGACGCAGCCCGTCGGCGCCGCCAGACAGCAGCCTCACCCATTCCATGGTTGCCGGTAGCCCGGCCTGTTGCAGTAGCTGGAGGCGCTGCTGATCTGACGCCGCGTTCTTGATAATGTCCGCCGCCTTCTCCAGGTAATCAGAGAAGCCGCTGGCGGACTTCCCGTTCGCCGCCATGAGTTCGGCGAGAGACCCCATGCCTCGTTCGGCGCGATAGACTTCGGCCGCGAAGCGGCCCATGCCTGCCGCGGAGTCTTCTTGGCTGATGCCGCGGAACGATGCGACCGCCTGGAGCTTCGACATTTCGGATGAAGAGACGCCTGCCGCCCGCGCCGTGTCGTCCAACGCAAGCGCGTAGCTCTTCCAGTAAGTGATACCGGCGTAGACCGCGGCGCCGAGCGCGACCGCTCCTGCCGTGAGCGCAGTTACAGGTGTTATAAGGCCAGCGACTTGCGAGGCGAACCCTCGCACCGATCCCTGCGACGAGGCGAAGATATCTCCAATTTGAGCGCCCTGCTGAACGAGGATCGTGAATGGAGATTGGCCAGAGACGAGGCTGACACCCACGTCCTGGACTTGACGCGAGAGGTTGATCAATTCGTGGCGGGCGAGGCCGACGCCACTCGCCATCTTCGCGTTGGCCCGATCGACGGCACTGATAGCCCTCACCTGAGAGGCGAAAGCATCCTTGGTTCGCTGGATGGCGTCAGCGCGCTCACGCTCACTGATCGCCCCAACCTTCGCGGCCTGCCCGATCTCGTCGAGCGTCGATCGATACTGTCGGCTTGCCGCGAACAGCGGATTGAACTTTGCCCTGAGGCGATCCATCTCGGCGCCATAGGCGGCGATGTCGTCGGCCCTCCCTGTCCCACCGAAGCTGTCGCGCACGCCGGCGAACGAGTTCACCATCTGCTGGGTGATCGCGCGCCGCGCCGAACCCGCGACCTGCGCCGCCCTAGCGTTGTCGTTCAGCGCGACAGTCGATTGCGTCAGCGCTCGCATTTCTCGCTCGGCCGCCCCCGCCACACTTTCGGCCCCGGCCGACAGCGCCCGATTGGCGGCGTCGAGACGCCCGACCCCGGCCGCGGCGTTCTGTGCCGCCGGCACCAACCTGTTGAGGGCCGCCGCGGCCCGCTCTGCGGGCGCGCTGTCGATCGATAGGCCGAGAGATGCGATGTCCATTCTGCGCGTCCAGATTGCAACGATGCAGATGCGGCGCTAAGCTCGCGCCCCTTTGGAGGGACGAGAGATGCGATTGTTCACGCTGTTGGCGGCGTTCGCCGCGTTGGCCGCGTCTTCTGCTACGCTGGCGGCCGGAGCGATTGACCAGAAGCCGATCCGTGCGGCCATTGGCGAGAAGCTGAAGGACCCCTATTCCGCCGTACTGAGCGACATGGTGCGCCGCACGGCGCCGAACGCTAAGGGAGTTCCGACCGACGTTGTCTGCGGCCTCGTCAACGCCAAGAACTCGTTCGGCGGCTACGTCGGGCCGAGGCCATTCATCTACTTCATCAGCCAACGAGAGGCGCATATTGTCGATGTCAGCGCCGGTCCGAACGACCTCGATAGAATGATCTATCAGAACTTCTGCGGCGCGACACGCTAACCGCCGAACACCGCGTCGAACAGCGCCGGGCTCATCGGCCGACTCGCTACGTTCTGCGGTTTTCCGTCCTTGCCGTTCGCCCACCGCAGCCACTCGCCATCTGCGGCCCGGATCGCGCGCTCAAACGCCCACAGCTCGTCACCGGCGAGCCCGAGCGCAGTGGCATAGCGTTCGATCGCCGAGAACGAGATGCCGCCGCATCCGCCGAACCCGATCGGCCGATCCCAGGCCAGCGCCCAGAACGCCGCGAGCAGGTCGGCCGCCTCCGGCAGGACCTCCGGCGGGGCGCCGCCCTCGCCGCTCATCCGCCAGGCGACGGCCGCGATCAGTTTCCCTCGATTGCCTCGGCCTGTGCCGCAACCTCGTTGTCGGCGACCCTCGCGGCCCACACCACAGCATCCCGGAACGGCTCGTAGTCCGGCTCCGTCAGCCACCGCTTAGCCAGCGCCGCGTCGAAGGCGACCGGCTGCCCGCCGTCGGTGATGCCGTCCCAGTCGAGCAGCACCGCCTCGGCGAGCGCCAGTCCGAAGCAGCGGTTCGCCGCGTCGGGAAGCGGTGTGCCGTCACGGTCGCGCTCGTCGCGCGGCAGAGCCCGGAGGAGCTTGCCGCGCGCGTGCTCGAACGCGCGCGACGACAGGCCACGCACCTTGAGCCGCATGTCGCCGCAGCCAGGGATGTCACCGATCCAGCGGCCGGCCTCGATCGACGAGGCATCGCGCTTGAGAGTCTGGATGTCCATCAGAGCGTCACTCCCGGGATGGTGATGCGCAGCGCCAGCACCGCCGCGGTCTTGGCAAGGCCGAGCTGCACGACGTAGTCGCCGGTCCCGAGGTCGGCCACCGGGGCAATGGCGCCCGGCGTGCTCGATAGCACGTAGGCCGACCCGGGCGTCAGGGTCGCGCCGATCGTGATGTCGCCTCCGGTCTGGACGGCGAGAGGCTGGCCGTCGGCCGCGCCGTGGAGCGCGATGCCGGCCGGCACCTTGACCTCGGCCGTCGCGCTGTCGTTGTAGGCGAGCTTGTACTTGCCGGTGCTCGCCTCGCGATACACGACCTGCCCGGCCGTGACGGTGGCGCCGGCCCGTCCGTTGACGATCGCCGCGTCGCTGCCGGCGATCACATTGGCCGCAGTGATGGAGAGATCAGCCATACCTCATGTGCTCCTGATCAGGTCCGCGCGACGCGGACGATGTTGCTGTTGATCTCCAGGGTCGCCTGGAGCATGCGGATCGTGTTCGCACTGCCGCCCTGCTCGGAAGCCCCCATCACCAGGGCGATGAAGTAGCGCTTGCTGGGCTGACCGCCGCCGACCTGATCGTTGCCGTCGATGCGGAAGGCGTAGTTCGACTTGTTGCCGCCCGCCGCCGCGGCGATCAGCGCGATCTGTCCCGGATCGTCGTCGATCTTGGCGAACTGGTTCTGCATCTGGCCGGCGTTGCTCGTGCCCTTCTGCTTGACGGTACGGCCGCGATTCACGAGATCGGTCGAGATCAGCGCGGCGGTGTCGCCGAAGGCCCCGACCGTCTCCCAACCGTCGATCTCGGTCCACACCTCGGACGCGAAGTCCGCCGCAGTGAAGTCCGCAGCCTGGCTCGCCTTCGCGCCGCCGATATAGATCTTCATCCCCGCGACGGGAAAAAGGTCGCTCATGTCATCACCTCGTTGGTTTGGTCAGGGCAACACGTCGTATTGAACCGTGACCGGCACCTGCACGACCACGTCCTCGATTAGTTCACCAGCGATGCGCGGCGGCCGGCTGATCCGGATGCGATAGACGTCGCGCTCGATGACGGTGCCGAGCGCGAACCGCTCGGCGATGGCGCCCGCGACCTCGCGCGGCGCCGTGATGCCGGCGCCGATCGGCCAGCACACCGAGACTTGCAGAACGCCGCCGCGGCGGATGTAGCGATAACTCAGGTCGACCTGCTCGGGCTGTCCGGGCAGGTGGTAGACCCGCAAGTAGGGCTGTCCGGCCGGCGGCGCGAACGGCACGGCGGGCCACGCGATCGGGAGCACCAGCCCCGGCATGGTCCGCAGGCGATCGAAGAGCGCCTCGGCAATCGTGGTCTCGGGATAGGCCATGTGCTACCGTCCAGCCCGATGCCTGATCGCCCTGCCCTGTCCGACAACGAGGTGCACGACCGGCTTGTCGCGGCGTGCGACGTGCTCGGCGACCGCTCAGGCGCCACGACGCGCGGCGACACGGCACTCAAGGCCGCCCGCAAGGCGCTGAGGCTGTTTCAGCTTGGTCTCGTGATGGCGATGGAGCAGGCGGAGCCTACCGACCGGCCGCCACCCGATCCTTGAGGCGCTGAGCAACGCGGGTGACGATCGCTTGCCACTGATCGGCGGCGCCGCGGACGAAGCCGCGAGGCGATTGATTGTAGGTTCGGCCCTTGCTGTCCTGGCCGACGAAGCCGTACTCGATGCGCCGGGCGTAGACGGCGCTGTACGAGGCTGTGATCGTGTCGCCGATCTCGGCGCCGGCGACCACCATGGAAACGTCAGGGGCCGCGGCCGAGGCGCCGTCATCGTTCTTCCTGGTCGCCGGAACCGGGTCGGCGTTGAGCGAAACCTGCAGGCTCGACCGCAGAAACCCGGTGTCGACCGGCATCCGGCCACCCTCGCCCACCGGGGTCTGCATCTCCTCGATGACCTCTTGCGCCGACTGACGGAACACCGCCGTCATGCGCGCCTCGGTCTCGCGGACCCAGGCGTCGACCTGGGCGGCGAAGCTGAGGTTCTGGACGGTCATGAGAGGCAGATTACTCTGGCCGCATCCCGATGAGGGTCCCGTCCGGCCCGACGATCGCCCGAGGTCCGGCCTTCACGACCTTGCCATCGCGGATGATGGTGCCGTCAGGATACTCCAGGCTGCCGCCGAACACCTCGTCCTCCCAGACACGGCTATGCGTGTCGCGGTCGGCGCTATGGACGGTCTCGTCCGTGTGGTCACGGGACATCGGAGTCTCCTTGGTTGACCATATTACGCCTTCTGCTCAGGCTGGCTCCAGGAGAATATGGACCCTGTTGGCCGCGACCTGCTGGACGTCGAGAATCCGCCAGCGCGTACCACGGGGGAAGATGTACTCGGACTCGATCACTGTCCCCGGAAGCGCCTTCATGCCCACCCTGGCCCTGATCGAGAAGGCCACGACCGGGGCCGGCGGCCTCACGGCGAAGCGCCCAAACGCCTCAGCGACGAAGATGTTAGCCGAAGCCGAGAAGTAACCGTCGTCGATGTACACGGCGCCCTTGGCCATCAACGCCTGATCGATGGTCCTGAACTTCGCGTCGTATTTCGATCCGCGATGCAGCAAGACGTCGGTGGAGAGCGGCGACTTCTCGATCGCCGCGTCTAAACTGGCGGTCGCATCGGCCACCCGGCGCGGCACCTTTCCGCCTCCCTTGCGGAGGGCGTTGTTCCAGTCGCCGTATCCAGTTCCGATATACGATTGGCGGGCTGTCCGCTCCTCGGACGTGAGACGATCCAGCACCCTCCTAATCGCCCGCGCCTGATCCGCGATCGCGTCTTCTTGCGAGACCGGCGCCCACTGGGCCGTCGTTCGCGGGGCCAACATCTCCGGCGTCGCGCCCGTCGCCATGACCTCAGAGGAGAGGGTCGGCGGTGCTAGGGCTGGATTACTCAAGCTCTTCAGGGGCGGGGCCGGAGGCTGGACCGGCAGGAGTTGCGGAGATCCCGCCTTCGCCTTGGTTGCCGCCTCCTTGGCCGCCTTCGCCTCGGCCTTCGCCTTGGCTGCCGCTATCTTGGCCGCATACTTCACCTTCGCGGCGGCAAGATCGGCTTCCACCTTGGCTTTGAGAGCGGCCTGCTTGGCGGCTGCCTTCTCCTGCTTCGCCTTCTCTTTCTCGGCGGCCTTGGCGGCCTTCTGCTCGGCCGTCAACTTGACCTTCGGGGCCGTCGGCGCAACGATCGGCTGTGGGCCGACCGCCGCCGCAGGCGCCGCCGGCGCTGCCCCGCCCGGCTCCGCCGCCACCGCGGCGGCAAGGTGGTCGATCCTGACGCTCATCCAGCAGCGGCACTGCACCGTCTCGCTCGCCGGCGCGTCCGGGTCGCCCGGAAACTGCAATCGCGCCCCGGAGGGCGACACGAACGCCGCCCGAAACCCGACCGCCTTGCCGTGCAGCGCCCGGTGGCTGTCGCGCACCCGCGCGTCGGACGACGACCGCCACACCTTCGTGACCGCGGCCTCGTCGACCTGGCCGAGCCCGATCGCCTGCTCGAATGCCTCGATCTGAGAGCGATGCAGCGCCCGCATCGCCTCGGTCCGCCCGATCACGTCGGCGCGGTACTTCAGGGCCCGGTTGCGATAGGCGGCGACCATCTTCGCGATCGTGCCGGGATCGAGCGGCGCGCCCTCGCGCAGCGCCTTCTCGACCGTCCTGTCGAACCGGCGATCCCGCAGAGCCCGGGTCAGCGCCGCCCGGTCGCCGCTCGCCAGCTCGGCCGCGTAGCGCCGGCACCACTCCTCCTGTGCGGCCGTGAGGCCGATCGCCCCGCCCTCGCGACGGCCGCTCGCCGGGTTGATCCGGCCGACCAGGTCGACCGCGACGGTGCGCGGGTTCTGCCCGGCCTCCATGCCGGCGGTCAGGTGCTGCCGGATCGCCTGCCGCTGGTCGGCGATGATCTCGGTGATCAGAGTTGACGAGTGCTCGCGCAGCCATGTCTCGGCGCGCGGGTTGCGCACGTCGAACCTCACCTGGAGGCGGTGGCCGCTCGGCTGCCGCACCGCCGGGATGCGGTCGGCCGTGTCGGAGCCGCCCGCCTCGAACGCCTGCTGGAGCGCCGCGTCGAGCGGCCGGAACGCCGCCGGGTCGAGCCCGACCGCCTCGATCGCGCCGAGCAAGTCGCCGCGCTCCAGCATGTCAGCGACGAGCGAGACCTGCACCCGGTCCTGAATGTCGGCGATCGCGGCGAGAAACGCCCGGCGCATCACCGGGTCCCACTGCTCGACCAGCGCCTCGATGCCCCGATTGCTGGCCATCAGCCGCGCGCCTGGATCTCGTACAACACGACCGTCCCGCCCGGCGCGAGCGGCGCGACGCGGACGATCTCCAACGCGGTGCCGCCGATCACGATGCGGTCCGCAGCGGTCGGCTCGACCGCGAGCCCGCCGGCCGCGACCAGCACCTTGCGGTCGCTGGACCGGATCAGCGTGCCGTCGATCTCGCGCGTGTCGTAGGCGAGCACGACCAGGGCGCAGGGATGATCGGTCGACTCGCCGGCAGTCGGGTTCCACGGGTCACCGGACGGCGCACCGGCGCGACGAATCGCGCCGGACTGCCCGAACCGCGCGATCAGGCGATCCGCGGTCGCGCGGCTCCGGGCGTAGTCGAAGGCGGACATCACACGACCAGGACGGCCGGCACGGGTGCGCAGAGCAGGTCGGCCAGCATCTCGTCGATGACGGTCACGACCGGGCGCGCCGCATCGGCGCCGAGCGCCGTGACGTCGCGGTACTCGGTCTCCAGCGGCCCGACCTTCTCGCGCTTGACCTGCTCCGCCGCGACGAAGTCCGGCGACAGCGACCCGGGCGCGGCGAGCTCGCGCAGCGCTGCCTCGTAGGTGGCGTTCTCGATCGCGGCTGGAACGGCGTCGGCCGGCACGGCGAAGCCCTCACGGGTCACAGCTCCGTCGCGCGGCCAGGCGAGCGGCTGGGCATAGCCGCCGGCCCGCGTGCCGACGAAGCGGCGCCCGTACCGGCCGTCGAGGTAGGCGGAGGCGCGGACCAGGGCGGGCAGCGCGGCACCGGCCGGCACCGTGGCGCCGACCGATGCCGCATAGGCCGCCAGACCCGCCTCGGTGCCGTAGTTGGCCATGGATCAGTCCTTCGCGGCGACGAACGCCGCCTTGTCCTCGGCCGGCAGGGCGTTGAACTGGTCGGCGTCGGCCTTGGTCAGGCCGTCGACCAGCTCTTCGGTCCCGCGCATGATCGAGTAGGAACCGCGGCCGCGATGCACGGCGTGCAGCTCCGGCTGGTCGGCCGGGCTGTCCCGCAGCGCAGCGAGCTCGGCATCGCGCTCGGCGAGCTGCTTCCGCAGGCCCACCAGCTCGAGCTCCTGCTCGGTCACGATGCGGCGAAGATCGGCAAGCTCGGCCGTTGCGCCGCCCTGCTCGACGATCTGCTCCGGAGCGCCGACCAGGGCGAGGAATCCGAAGCGACGCGCCCGCTCGACCTGCTCTTCCGTCATGTCGACGGAGCGGGTCACCCCCGGCGGGATGTAGACCGTTCCCGACGCGGTCGACACGCCCTGGATGCCGGGCGCCTTGTTGGTGACGTCGATGCGCATGTCATCCTCCTCAGGTCGGAGCGGCCGTGATCTCGTCGCCGTAGGCCATGGCCCCCGGCAGGCGGATCTCGGTGCCACCGGTGCGCGCGATCACGCCCTGCTCCCAGGCCATGAGCGTCTTCTGCCGCGGCTGCAGGACGCGCCGCGGCATCGGCAGGTGGAACCGCAGCACCTCCAGATCCCGCCGGTAGGCGATCATGCGGCCGCCGCCGTCGTTGGACGCCGTGGCCAGCTCGCGCAGCGGCTGGATGTCGAGCGGCTGGCCGGTCTCCGCCGTGTAGACGTTGTTGCGGCGGATGTACTCGATCAGCGTGAGCAGCCCGTCGCCGGAGCCGAGCCGGCGCGTCGCGATCAGCCGGAACGCCTCGGGCGGGAGCCGCAGCGTGTCGGCCCACTCGACCTCGGCCGAATTGGTCCGGACCGACGTGATCAGGTCGTTGATGTCGCGCAGGATTTGGTCGTTGGTCTTGGCCGACCAGTAGGTCGACGAGCTGGTGCCGTCCGCCGCGACGTCGGCGCGCGACACCGCGCTGTTGTTGACCAGGCCGGTCCAGTTCATCTCGGTGTGGCCGGCCATCGCGATATCGTTGAGCATGCGCTCGATCGCCTGCGACGACGCCATGGCCTTGGTGTCGCTGAGCGGAATGCCGTAGAGCGCGGCCTGGTTGACCTCCTCCATGTTCCAGTCCCAGCCGGCACCGATCATGGCGAAGTCGTGGGTGCCCTGGTCGCGGGTCGCCGCGGAGAGCGGCAGATCGTTGGCCGCGCCCGAGATGAACTTCGCCTGACCCGCCACATCGACCGTGAAGAACGTGGTGCCGATCGCCCACTCGTTCCCCTCGGTCACGACCGGAACGTGCGCCGCGTAGTTGAAGGTCGGATAGCGGCGCTGATAGATGCGCGCCTCGATGTTGCGGCCCTGCCCGATGACGAACGGGTAAGCGGCCTGCGCGTCGGCGAAGGGCTGCCGGGTCTGAACGTTCATGGTGCTGCTCCTTCGCGTCAGCGGTTGCCGAGCGAGACTTCGACGATGTCGCCGTTCCCGCCGCTCGTATCGAACTTGGCGCCCGGGATGCGGACATGCGTCACGGTCGACGTGTAGCGCTTGGTCGCCGGGTTCCAGTAGACGTCGCCGCCGTCGACGACGCTGTCGCCGGCCGTGACATAGAGCTGACCCTTGGTCGCGAACGCGCCGGTGAAGTACTGCGGGTACTTGTCGGGCGTGCTGGCGGCCGGCGGCACCGCGGGGTGCAGAACGGCGATGCCGACGAACGCCGCATTGGCGGTCAGCGTCACCGTGATGGTGAAGGACTCGCCGACCGCAGGGTCGGTGCCGCTGTCCGTGATCGTGAAGGTCAGGCCGCCGCCCACGAACTCGGTACCGGTCGTGGCGATGCCGACATAGACGCCGTCCGGGTCCTCGACCCGCCACTTCCCGGTCGCACCGGCGGAGACGCACAGCACGGTGTAGACCCCGGCCTTGGCCCCGGCCGCGACCGCCGGTGCGGCCGTGATGGTGGCGCCCGCCGGAGCCGGCGTGCCGGCAGCGCCGACCGCGGTCCCGGCCTGAGTCGCGCCGACGATCACACCGTGGTCGCCGGAACCGCGAAACGCGGGCTGGCCGAACTCGATGCCGGCCGACGACTCGACGGTGCGGCTGATGACGTTGGCGAGCTCGGTATTGGCGAGTTGGCCCGGGAGCCCCTTGGCCGGCGCGTTGGCGTAGGTGGTCTGATAGGTCGCCATGTCGGGTCTCCTCAGTTGGCCTTGGCCGCGACGGCGCCGGACTGCATGTCCTTCACCATCTGGGCGTAGGCGTCGGCCGCAGCCTTGTCGGCGTCGACGGCGCTGTGCAGGCCGGCGCCGATCGCGTCGCGGACCGGGTCGGACGGCCGCGCCACCTTGGCGAGCCCGTCGAACAGCGCCTCGACATAGTCGTCGCTCTTGTCCTTCACGGCGGCGTCGCCGAGCTTCTTGGCGACCACGGCTCGCCGGATGTCCGGGATCGACTTGCCGGTCGTGTCGACGTCGGCCACGACGGCCTTGGCGCGGGCCAGGACGTCGGCGCGGTCGGAAACGAGCTTGTCGAGCTTCGCGGCGTCGAGCTGATCGGCCTTGAGCTTGGCGATCTCGGCGTCGCGGGTGCCGAGTTCCTTGTCCCGCGCCGCGATCGCCGCGGTGTTGAAGAAGCAGAACCCCATCGGCTGGGTGA